TATGAACACGTCTGGGAAGGCGACTTCGTCACCATGGTTGAGGGCGCTTATTACGCCAAGCCGCTCCTGGAGGCCAAGACAAGCGGACGGATTGGCTTCTATGCCAAAGACCCGCTGATGACGACGCGGGCAATTTGGGACATTGGCGGCACGGGCGCAAAGGCCGACGCCTGTTCGATCTGGATTGCGCAGTTCATCGGCGGAGAGATTCGCGTTCTCGACTATTACGAGGCTGTCGGGCAGCCGCTTTCCGCGCATGTGCAATGGCTGCGGGATCATCAGTACGCCAACGCGCTTTGCGTCCTGCCGCATGATGGCTCGACTAACGATAAGGTTTACGACGTATCCTACGAGAGCGCGCTGCAGCAAGCTGGGTTTGAGGTCAAGGTGATCCCGAACCAGGGCAAGGGCGCCGCGAAGATGCGCATCGAGGCTGCACGGCGCTTGTTTCCGCGCATTACGTTCAACGCGGCGACGACAGAAGCGGGACGCGACGCGCTTGGCTGGTATCATGAGAAAAGGTCGGATGATGATCGCAATATCGGGCTTGGCCCGTGTCACGATTGGTCGAGCCACGGCGCGGATGCGTTTGGCCTGATGTGTGTGAGCTATGAAGAACCAGCCAAGAGCCGGAATTTTAATCGCCAGATTAACTATCCGAGGGCGAGCGTAGCCTGATGCCCAAAACGATGGACGCTCTCGAACTGCGCACGATCCTGTCGGCGCAGAAGGCGGACGCATTGGCCGCCGTGCAGTCGGCAAAGCTGTCGTCTGAGCGCGAGCGCGCTGACCGATACTATTTGGGGGACATGACGCAAGACCTTCCGAGCGAGGAAGGCCGGTCGTCGGCAGTGTCGTCGGACGTTGCCGATACGATCGAAGGGTTGATGCCGAGCCTGATGGATATCTTTGCCGGCAGTGATGAAGTTGTCCGGTTTGAGCCGGTCGGCGCAGAGGATGAAAAGGCGGCGCAGCAGGAAACGGATTACGTGAACCATGTGTTCATGCAAAGAAATCCGGGCTTCATGGTGCTGTATTCCTTCATCAAGGATGCCCTGCTTTCCAAGGTCGGTATCGTCAAGGTCTGGTGGGAAACGCGAGAGGAAGAGCAGCGGGAAACCTATTTCGATCTGACGGAAGACCAATTTGCCTTGCTGGCGCAGGGCGTTCTTGAGTCGGGCGGCGCGCTTGAGATCATTGAGCATACCGAAAAGGCCGATGAAGCGACGGGCATTCCGCTTCACGATGTCACTGTTCTGCAGACCAAAGAATACGCTCAGGCCCGAGTGCTTGGCGTTCCGCCGGAAGAGTTCGGGATTGAGCGTAACGCTCGCACGATCAGAGATTGTAACTATTGCTTCCACGATATCGTGACGAAGACGCGCTCACAGCTCATCGTAGAGGGCTACGACGAGAACCAGATCAATGCGCTGCCAGACTACAATGGCCTGACGAACGAGGAAGAACTGGCCAGGGATAGCGTTTGGGAAAGTTCGTCGGGCAATGCGTCAAGCACCAATAAGGCGTCCCAGCCGGTTCGGATCACCGAGCATTATGCTCGCCTCGATTACAACGGCGATGGTAAGCCGCAGCTTTATCAGATCGTGACGGGAGGCGATCAGGGCGAGGTTTTGAAGCGCGACGGCAAGCTGGCGATTGAGCCGGTAGATTTTATCCCGTTTGCGGCCGCCACGCCGATCCCGGTGACGCACCGTTTCTTCGGCCGATCCGTGGCCGATCTTGTAATCGAGATTCAGAAGATCAAGACCGCCTTGATGCGCGGTCTTCTCGACAATCTCTATCTGCACAACGATCCACGCGTGGAGGTCGCGGAGGATCACGCGAACGCGAACACGCTGGACGATCTTCTGGTGTCGCGCCGCGGCGGTATCGTGCGGACCAAAACGCCGGGAGGCATCAATCCGCTGGTTCCGGCCGATATCACCGGCGCGGTTTACCCGGCGCTGGCATACATGGATTCGGTGCGGGAGATGCGCACCGGTGTAACACGCCAAGGGCAGGGCGTGGACGCCAACGCGTTGCAGAACCAGTCTGCGACGGCTGTCGCGCAGGTGTTCACGGCGTCTCAGGCCCGGATGAAGCTAATTGCGCGCATTCTGGCAGAGGGCGTGCGGGACATCTTCTCGCTGCTTCATGCCACGATCCGCAAGCATGGGCAGGCGGCGCAGACTGTTCGACTGCGAAAAGAATGGGTAGAGGTCGATCCGCGCCAGTGGAAGACTCGCGACGACATGACAATCAACGTCGGTTTGGGGACTGGCGGCAAGGGTGAGCGGGTCGCTCATCTGATGGCGCTTGCGAACTACCAGAAGGAACTCCTACTTGGCGGTAAAACGAATCTTGTGGACGATGTGAAACTCTTCAACACGTTCAAAGAGCTTGCGCGGCTGATGGACTATCGCAGCCCGGATCAGTTCATCAACGATCCGATGGCTGTAAACGAGGACGGCTCGCCCAAGTATCCACCGCCACAGCCGCAACCAGATCCGAAGATTATGCAGCTTCAGATGCAGGCCGAACTGAACAAGCAGTCGGACGAACGGAAGGCACAGATCGAGGCGGTTCAGGCCAAGGCCGACATCGAGACGCAGAACCGCAAGACAGATGCGGAGATGGTGCAGAGCGAGCGTGATTTCCAGCTCAAGCGCGAGATGGCGATCCTTGAATTTGAGCTTCAGGAGCGCCTTGCGATGGCTGAGGAAGCCCGTAAGCAGCGCGAGCATGAGTTGAAACTCGAACAGCAGCGACAGGCCCACGAATACGCTGTTGCGAAGGGTGAGATGAGCCTTATGGCTGGCGCGCAGAAGGCACAGCAGAACGGCGTTGACGCATGACCGACGAAGCCAGGCTCCACACGGACGCAGCTCGCGGCGTCAGGGCGAAGTCGCTCATCGAAAATGAATTGTTGCAAGAAGCTTTCGATGTCTTGGAGCGGGATTACAGCGCGGCGCTGTTCGGCACCAAACCGCAGGATCAAATCTCGCGCGAGAAGTTGTATTTGGCGGTGAACGTGGTCCGAAAGGTCCGCGATCATATTGCCCGCGTCATCTCGGACGGCAAACTTGCAGAGAAGCAGTTGCAGGAACTCGCAACCGAAGCCGAACGCAAGAAGCGGTTCGGCATCATCTAACAGAAGGATCAATTTATGACCGACGCAACCAGCGCCCCTGGTAGCGACAGCGCAGCCGCGTCTGTCGAGGCCACCCCGGCGACCACGGCTCCCGAGTCATTCAGCGCAGAAGAGGCCGCGGATTATCTGACGGAACTGCGCAAACCAAAAAAGCAGGCCGAGAGCGCGGAAGGCTCCGCGACCGCCGAAACCAATTCAGCCGAAGAGGCTGGACAGCCCGAACCTGCTGAAGAGCAGCCCATCGGGGACGGAGAGCCAGAAGCTGCCGACCCGGAAGCCGAAAAGCTTCCGCCCATCGAGCCGCCGAGGTCTTGGACAAAGGACGAGCAGGAACGATTCAAGAGCTATCCTCGCGAGCTGCAGGCCTACCTGTCGGAACGCGAACAGCAGCGGGATCGTGAACTTCGCCGGAGTCAGAACGAAGCCGCCGAGCATCGCAAGGCCGTTGAGGCCGAGCTTGCGAAGGTGGACCAGGCAAGGAAGGAGTACGAGGCAAAGCTTCCTGCGATTATGCAGGCGCTTCAGGATGCACAGGCCGGCGCGTTCACGGACGTCAAGACCGTGGACGATGTTCAGCGTCTGGCCGCAGAAGACCCGTTCCGATATCTCCAATGGCAGGCCCATCAGCAGAAGCTGCAGGCCGTCGCCTTTGAGCAGGAGCAGGCCGGAAAGCGGCAGCAGCAGGAGCAGGCGACCAACTGGGCCAAATTCCAGGCGGACGAAACTGCGAAGGCTGCTGAATTGCATCCCGAACTCGCGGACCCGGAAAAGGCAAAGCACCTTCAAGAGAAGGTCGTCGAATTTTTCAGGGATAAGGGCTTCACCGACAACGATCTGAACAGCATGGCGGCCGGCGCGACATATTCGCCGTTCGATCATCGCTGGCAGTCGATTCTGGTGGATGCTCTCAAGTACCGCGAGGCGCAGAAGGCGAAGCCCGTCGCTGTCTCTAAGCCTGTCCCGCCGGTACAGCGGCCCGGTGTAGCTCCGCCTCGTGGCGCAGCGAAAGCCGAAAGTCTTCAAGCCCTCTCAGCAAAACTCGACCGATCCGGCTCCGTGGATGACGCTCTTGAGCTTCTCGCGGCCCGGCGGAAGGCATCATAAGGATTATTCGATATGGCTGGACTCCCCACCAACACCTTTGCCACCTATGCGG